GTTCGCCCAACAGCATTGCGGCTTTACTGCGCTGTCAGGTCCCCTACGCGGATCAGCGCAAGTGTAAGCGATGCCGCACGATTGCAATGCGAGGTCGCGATATGTGCCGGCGGCATTGTGGTGTGTGGTTTGCTGGCGATGCGGGTGGCAGGGCTGAAAGCCGATTGCTGCGCAAAATGGAACGCCTTGGGTTGCTTCCACTGGAATTGCTGGCGTGGCCCTTGTGGCGGGAACTAGCCACGGTCCGCCTGGCAGAGCGGGCACCGGTCCGCCTGGCATTGGTGCAAGCTTGGGACAAGCGGGACCAGGCGCCGCTTTACTGGTCTCGGGTGCAGCGCCAGGCGCTGACGGTGGCGCGCCAGGCGCCTCGGGTTGTGAGGGAACTATCATGGTGCGGACACGGCTAACTGAGCGCAAGGCGAGGTCGGCGAAGGCGCGCAGGACCAAGGCGGGACCAGTAGCGGGACCGCAGAATGTGGTGGTGGAGCGGGACAAAGGTCCTACAGAGCGTTATGAAACGCTAGCGTTACGTTCCGTTATCGATGATAAAAACGCTCCGGCGACCGCTCGGGTGCAAGCTGCGCGCACTTTGGCGGAGATGGATGGCCGGATCGGGCGGCATCAGGTCGCTCCGTCCCGGGTGGCGTTGGAGGGGCTGTCCGTCCTGTCCCGGGACCAGCTGGTCTCGGAGCTTGAGCGCCTTCGGGAGGTGTGCGATCTTGGACTAACCCCTTGGTCCCATTGACTTATTCCCTCCCTGACCAAGGGCGAGCCGAGGTCCTCGCCCCTCGTCGCTGGTCCCGGGACCGGGTGGCCACCGGGCTATCCGCCCCCTCCCGGGGGTCCCGGCCGGCCGCGTTGAACCCATGATCGACCCAGCGACTGAATGCGGGTTTTCTCATCTTTCGTTTCGCTTGTGCATCGCACCAACTTAGTGTTTTCAAGGCGTTGACTCTGATATTGCAGCGCACAAAAAGTCCTTATCAACAGGCTGGTTGCGTGTCTTGTCTCGTTGTGTGTAGTGTGTCTCGCATGACGTAGCAAAGACACAGAGCCATGTCCGTGACGGCGCGTCCTCGCACCACCCCGGTGCCGTTGGTGCCCGAACCTGCGCCTCCTGTCCGGCAGTATTCGTTTACCGACTGGCAGGTGAACAACCCGACCGCGCCACCCCCCGGCGACCGCCTGGACGCCGAGTATGATCGGGCAAATACCGCGATTTCTCAGACCCTTAGCTGGGTTGAGACCAGCCTGAATACCGATGGCTCGCTGAGGGCCGGGTCGGTCGGCCAGAGCCAAATGGTGTCCGGCCTGTTCGACGATATCGCCCAGGGCATCATCGATGAGGTCCAGCCGCTGGTGGATCAGGCGCAGGGCTATGCGGCCTCGGCGGCCGGGTCCTCGACCACCGCTCAGGCGGCGGCCACGGCGGCGGATGCCTCGAACACCGCCGCCGGCGGCTACGCCACCACCGCCACGGCGGCGGCGAATACCGCCACGGGCGCTCGTGATGCGGCCCAGACCTATGCGAATACCGCGCAGGCGGCGGCGGATGAGGCCGGAAATGCCGCTAATGACACGGCCGGCGATGTGGCGCTGGCGCAGGATTACGCTGACGTCACGCAGGCGTGGGCGGAGCATATGCCTGACACCATCCCGCCGAATATCCTGGCCGTGATGGGGGTCACCGGGGACCACTGGTCGGCACGGTGGTGGGCCAACAACGCCGCCATTGCCGCCGGCGGGCCGTTCCTGCCGCTCGCCGGCGGCACCATGCTGGGGCCGCTGATCCTGGCGCACGATCCGATCTCCTCGAACGAGGCGGCAACGAAACACTACGTCGATCAACAGGGTGGCGACAGCTTCCTCGCGGCCGGCGGCTGGGTCGATTTCGGTGCTGATCCGCTCGGCGTGTGGAACCAGCCAGCGGCGGTCACCCGTAACCTGATGCTAGGGATTGGCGCCGGCGTGCGGCTCGATACCACGCGGCTCGGTTGGAACACGTTCATCGGCTACCAGGCCGGGAATGCCATGGCCGGCAGTTCTGGGACCACACCGACCACCACCGAGAACGTGATGATTGGCACACTGAGCGGCGCCAATCAGCCATCCGGTGATTTTAATACTTACCTCGGTAATGTCACCGGATGGGGCTGTAACTACGACAGCGACAACTGCACGTATCTGGGGATGGATGTCTTCAGAGGCTCGCCTGAGTTTTCTAAAGTTACATCGGCAACTATCGTCGCGGGAGGAACCGGCGGAACTCCCGGTCCCGTAACCATCACCGGCACATCAGGGGTAGCGGGAACGAACTGGCAAGGCACTGCCACGATTAGCGCGGGAGGTGCATTGATAGGCCCTATCACAATCACGGTTCCTGGCGGCTATTCAACGGTGCCGACTGCCACTGATCCGGTGACCGGAGGTGGGTTGACCGGCGCCACATGCGCGGTGGCGACATCACAGGGGATTTGGAACGGGGGCAGCAACAACACCGGCGTCGGCGCCCGCGTTATGCGGAATGGCAACTATGAACAGTGCTGCTCGCTCGGCGCGTTTACGATGCAATATCAGAACGGCACGGGTGCTCTGGTCACGATCAATAATTGCATAGCCATCGGGTATGGCTCGATGACGGGTGATCCGACTGCGTTGGGCACGATCGCTAACTGCACTTCGATGGGTTGGTTCACCGGCGCCAATCTTGGCAAGGGCATGGCGGCAGGCGCCACCGTGCAGGGCAACGTGTTCGTCGGCACGGCGGCGGGCCGTTATGTTCAAAGCGGCAACTACAACACGCTAATCGGCTATAACTCTGGCGCAAGTTCTTCCATGACCGCAACCGCGTTCGCCACATGCGTTGGCGCCAATATTGCTGTGTCGCTGACTACGGGCAATCAGTTGACTGCCGTGGGGTTCAATGCCGCAAGCAACCTCACGTCAGGCAACGCTAACAACGTGTTCGGATACCAGACGGCTCTGAGCCTCACCACCGGATCATTCAACCACTTCTTTGGAAATTCGACCGGCAGCAAGGCGGTCGGCGGCAACCGCAACACCCTGGTGGGGCATCTGGCCGGTTCGACCAATCTCATCAACGGGACCGACAATATCATTCTGGGTTATGGACTGGATACCATCGGTGACAGTAGTAGCACTATCAATATTGGCAATACGTTTATGGCGACGGTAGCGACCGGTCCTCTCAGCAAAGCGCGGATTGATCTGGCCGGGCAGTCTGTTGCTTTCGTTAACGCTCTGATCACGCCAACCGCACAGGGTATTTCGATCGATATGCCCAATCAGGTGGTGACGGTGGCGGGCGGTATCATTTCAGGAGCGGCAATCGTCACCGGAGGCACCGGGTATGTGCTGAACGATACGCTTAATGATGCCTTTGGCGGGCGCTATCAGGCCACTGGCGTGACGGCGGGCGTGATTACCGCGCTGACCATCATCAAGCCAGGGGTTTCACCGTCGCCACCTGCCCAGCCCCCGGCTTCGGTGTTGACCAACGGGAGCAAGACGACCGCATCCAACCAGACCGGCTCGGGCTGCACCGTCACCCTCCCGTGGTCAACCGGCGGCACGGTCAAGGCGATCCAACTCAACCCATCAGCCAACGATGTGATCGCAGGCAGCGGCACCACCTCGAATGCCGCCACGGTCGGGTTCCTCGGCCTGCCGGGCACACCGGGCGTGCCGACAGGTGCCCCGGCCAACGCGGCGCTGGCGCCCATGCTGGCATACAACAAAGGAACCAACACGCTGAACGTCTACAACGGCAGTGGGTGGTTCCACGTCACGCTGACCGCGGGAGCGGCCTGATGGACATGCAGCAGCCACCACTCCGGCTCGATCCTGATCAGCTGGTGACGGCACGCCTCGCCGTGCAGGACTGGAACATCGTGCTGACGGCGTTGAACGAAGTGCCGATGCCGCAACGCCTGACCCGTCCGGTCACCGACAACCTCATACAGCAGTTGCGTTTACAACAATCCGCCACCCTGGCCGGTGCCGAGGCAGTCGGGCGCGCTGTCCCGGACGGCTCATGAAGAGGATCTGACCATCATGGCTCTCGCACCCGCGCCTCATCCGCCGCCTGTGTTCCGCGTCCTCAAACAGGCGTGGCGGGACTATCTGGCCACCAACACCGCGCTGCTGTTGACGATCAACAACCCGCCCAATCAAGCAGCGACGGCGGCCACACCGGCGTCAGGAACGGTGACGGCCGATCCCAGCGTGCCGCAACCCGTTCAGGTGTCGGTCGTGCTGTCCCAGAGCGGCACGCCCAAGGCGACGCAGGTGGTGACGGCCGACGCCATCACGGGTGCTTTCACCACGACGTTTCCCGCCAACACGCTGGTCGCCGGCTCGGCCTCCGCGTCAGCCAGCGCCGCCTACGCGGCCACCGTGATCTCGAACAACTTCACCATCACCTGACCGAAAGGATATCTTTCGATGGCATCTTCCCCGACACCGACGCCGACACCCGCGCCGACGCCTGCCCCGGCGGCAAAGCGTTCGCCCGTGGTGGATGACCCGCCTGGCAAAGACGGTTACCAGGGTGTTCGTGCTGACGCCGAGGCGCCACCGGTCCCCGAGTATGAGGCCGGGACCAACCCGCCGGGGACCAATCCGCCGTTCCCGCCCGCTCAGGACCCGGCGGTCACGCCCATACCCGGTTCGATCCCTGGCGTGCTTCCCGAGGACTATCCGAAAGCCGGCAAACAGCCCGTCAACCAGCACGAGGAAGAGCGTCAGAAAGAGCGTCAGCAGGCGCAACAGGCGACCCACACGGCGAACACGCCCCCGGCGACCCCGCCGCCGCCGCATAAATGACCTCTGACGACGTTGCCCGTTACGAACTTGTTCTGAAGCGCCTGATCGCCATCATGGACGCCGAAGCGTCCATGCTGGCGTTTACCCGCCTGATGATGCCCTCGCCCAGATATCCCGACGATCCGGATCACTCGCGCTATGAAGTGCAGCGGTTCCACCAGGTCATCTGCGCGGCCCTGGAAGAACTCGCCGCCGGCCGTATCAAGCGCCTGATCATCAATCTGCCGCCGCGCCATGGTAAGACCCAGCTCGCCAGCAAGATGTTCATCGCCTGGTTCGTCGGCCTGCACCCCGAACTCAGCACCATCTTCGGCACCTACAACGAGAAATTCTCGCAGGACATCGGTCGCGCGGTGCGCGATATCATGCTGTCGCCGGCCTACGCCCAGGTGTTCCCCGACGTGGTCCTGAAGGACGACAGCCAGGCATCGGATCGCCTCGAAACCGTCCAGGGCGGCATCCTGGCCTTCGTGGGGCGCGGCGGGACCACCACCGGCCGCGGCGGCGATCTCCTGTGTATCGATGATCCGATCAAGGACCGCATGGAGGCGGACTCTCCCACGATCCGCGACACCCTCTGGACCTGGTTCTCCCAGGTCATCGCCACAAGGCTGATGGACGAGACCGGCAAGATCCTGCTCATCCAGACCCGCTGGCATCAGGATGATCTGATCGGACGCCTCACCGACCCGCACAACTCCTACTATGACCCGGAAGAGGCCGCCGAGTGGCACATCATCGATCTGCCGGCCCTCGCCTTTGACGACGGCAAGGACCCGCTGCACCGCCAGGTGGATGAACCCCTGTGGCCTGGCCGGTTCGGCAGGACCTACCTCAAGTCGCTGCAGCGGCGGGACCATCGGGGGTTCAGCGCGCTCTATCAGGGCCGGCCCTCACCCGCCGGCGGCACCTTTTTCAGCGTTGACTGGCTGCACACTTACAAGCCCAACGATCTGCCCGCGAACCTCCGCTGTTACGCCGCCTCCGACCACGCGGTGGCGCTGAAACAAGGCAGCGACAAGACCTGCCTTCTGGTCATCGGCGTCGACAAGGATGACACCATCTGGGTCCTCCCGGACCTCGTCTGGCGGCAGATGACCGCCGAACAGACGGTCGAGAGCATGCTGCGCATGATGAAGCTGCATAAGCCCTTATTCTGGTGGGCGGAACGCAGTCACATCAGCAAATCCATCGGGCCTTTTCTGCGCAAGCGGATGCTGGAGACGCATACCTTCTGTTCGCTGATCGAGATGCAACCGATCGCGGATAAACAGACCCGGGCACAGAGCATCCAGGGGCGCCTCGCCATGAACCGCGTGCGCTTCCCGGAACGCGCCCCCTGGTGGCCGGCGGCGCGGGACCAGATGCTGAAGTTCCCGTACGACGCGCACGACGACTTTGTAGATACACTTGCCTATATCGGCCTCGGCCTCACGCTGCAGGTGCCGGCGGGCGCCCTTCGTAAGGATGATGACCCGGACGGTGGTTATCGCGGCGCCGGCGAGGAACGCACGTTTGGCTGGCTCAAGCTGCAGCGGGATCAGGCCGAACGCAGCGTGAAACTCGGCTATGCCGGGGGAGGTTGGTG